ATTATGAATAAGTGGACTGGCACTGTTGGTCATATTTTGTCTGAGGTTGATGGTTTGGCTGGGATGATGGACCCGATGCTTGTTGAAGTTCTTGCTGCTCAGACTGCTATGGAGTTGTTAGAGCAGACGGCTTCTGACACTGCTTCTGGTATTGCTGAAGATTTTGCTGGTATTGCTGGTTCTATTTCTGGTGCTGTGGATGATATTAATGATTCATTAGACGATCTTGATGACAGGTTGAGACAGGATTCACCTGTTTCAACAGGTCCTAACTTCCCAAGAGGTGGTGGTACTGTTGGAAGTGGAGGTGGAGGAGGCAGCAGTGGTTTTTGGAGCAATTTAGGTCGTGTTATGACTACACCTATAACTGCTGCTTGGGCTAATGGTGGTCGTGTAAGAAAATTTGCTGCTGGTGGGTATAGCGTTCCGGGCTTTAATAATCAAGGGGTTAAAGCAATGCTTCACGGCGGTGAGTATGTAATTAACTCTAAGGCTGTTTCTAATATTGGTATGGCTACTCTTGAAAGTTTAAATAATATGAGGTTCGCCAGCCCTCGTTCTATATCTGGTCAAGGTGCTGTTACGACCGTGAATAAAACCGAAACTACGAACATTTATGTTGAAAACTTTATTGGTGAAGATGAGTGGTTTAATTCTATGGTTAAGCAGTATGATATGAAGGTTAAGCCGGTTCAGGATCGTAAGTTTGGTACGCAGGATCGTTTCTACACTACTTATAAGGGTGCTAGTGGGATCTGACAATGGTTGCTATTGCTAATCAACAAACTTCTTTAGTTAAATACTTATCTTTGAATGGTTCCGAAATTACTGTTGGAGCATCTTCATTTAGAAGAACAAGTGTTTTGAATATTAATGATATTGTTACTGATTCTGGTCGTCTTAAAAGATATTATAAAAAAAATAAGCGGTCCCTTTCTGTCAGTTATTCGTATATAGCATCGTCTAGTGAAAAGACAGTTGATGGTCGTGAGGGCCGGGACTTTATTTTTAATCTTGCAATGAATTCTCCTAGAGTTCTTGTGAATTATAAAGATGACCCTACCGGTGTTGATAACGAATTTTACGGTTTTATTACAAACTATAGAGACTCTATAATTAGAAGGGATATTATTACTCAATGTACTTATTATTCTGTTGACTTTGAGATTGAGGAGCAGTAGTTATGCCGTGGAGTGAACCTACTTATTCGTTAACTCTGGATGTAACCGGTATCAGATTTTATGGATCTGATGCTCGTATTATTAGTGCTGAAGTTTCTGTTTCGGGTGAACTTGGTGTTCAGGTTTTAAGCCTTGAAATTCTTAAGCCTCAAATTGTTATTTCTGGTGAAGTAACTACTACTGTTTCTGCATCTAAGGACACTTTCGCTTCTGCTCAAATTGATGGTCTGGCAATAACTGTAACTGCTGGTACAGAAATTGTTAAAGCTCTTATTGCCCCGAGTGCTTCTGTAAGTCTTTCTGTTTCTGGCACAAAGATTGCTTTTGCTGAAACAGCAACATCTGCGGAATCGGATTTGTCAGCGACGGCTCTTGAGATACTTCTTGGATCGGTTTCCGTTTCGGGTGATCTTGATGTTTCGGCAACGGGCTACGAGATACTTTATGCTCTATCTGATATATCTTCTGATTCTCAAGTAGATGTATCTGCTCTGGAAATTTTGTTTGCAAGCACTTCTAGTTCTGTAGAGTCGAATGTTTCAGCGACGGCTCTGGAGATATTGTTTGCTTCCATAGATATTCCTATTGAAAGCGATGTTTCGGCTACTTCGTTTAAGTTTGCTTTTGCGGCTGTCGATACTTCTGTTGAATCTGATGCGTCTATAACGTCTTTGAAGATTGCGTATTCGCAGTCAGAAGTTGATATAACTTCTAATACTTCTGTTGTTGGAACAGAAATTCTATACGCAAATGTTGCGACTTCCGGTCTGGTTATTACTGTAACTGTCGGTAAAGAGATTCTGTTTATTAACCCTCAACCGACGGGTGCTGCAACTGTTCTTTCTGTTGATGTTTTAAGATTCAGCCCATCTATTGTAGAAGATATTCAAACTATTAGAACTTTATTGTTGCTTGATGGTAAGCCGTTAAGTGAGCATAATAGATCTTTGTCATCTACTGTAATTCAAGACTATGTTCAGAATACAAATTGGAATTCTAGAAGGAGCCGGTATTATCGTGCGTCTTCTGGTCGTAAGACTTTTAGTATAGATTGGAATATGTTACCAAGTAAGAGAAATCAGACTGTTGACGCTAAGTTTGGTCGGGATAAAATTAAAGAGTTAGCAGATGATCCAGATATTCATGTTCTTACTGTTATCAATAATGATACGGACGGCCTGACACCGTATTCTGAAACGCAGTATAATGTATTGATAAAAGGATACAATGAGTCTTTGATTCGTCGTGATATCAATAGTGATATGTATCTGTGGGACTGTAGTTTGGAACTGGAGGAAGTGTAGTTGTTAACAGTTGATAATTATGGTAAGACTTTAAGTAGCACTTTTGATAGCAAGATCGCTTCTGCCGCTCAAAAGATTAAACCTAAGGTTGTTGCTTACTGGCTTGAAAGCAAAAATATAACAAGTCTTTCTGCTTCTGTTGATGTTCCAAATCAGCATTCGTCAAGTTCTAATGATGATCTTGGTGGTGATCTTGGTTATTATTTTACTGCTGATCAGGCTGCTAATGGTATTGAGAGACAAAGTTACACTTGGGCTGTTGCTGATGCAAAAGATGTTGATGGTCGTGTAATTCGTGCTGATGGCAATTGGTATGCTATGCCTTCTAGTTTAGAGGATTACTATGAGTATGGATGGTGGTCAGGTACGGTTTCTGATTCTTCTGTTGATCCAACATATGGTGGCTACGGGTTCTCGGATAATCCTACTTTAACTTTGTCTTTTGATAGTATGAAGTGTAATCATATCCGTGTATGTACGTCAGAGTATTATGGCCAAGTTCATACTTATAGGTTGACGGTTCGTAGCGGCGATTCTGGTATGCCCAATCCTTTATATACCGAAGTAATTACGATTCCTTCTGGCTCATATTTCTATGAACATTATTTGCCCGCCTCTGTTGGTCATTCAACAATTAATCAAGTGGTTTTAGAAGTTTTAACCGTAAAAAACCCTTCAGATTACGCCAGGATTCAAGAAGTAAATACTATATATAAAACTGATGTTAGTGATGATGTTATTACTTATTCTTGGGATAAGACTAGGGATCTCCATGTAACAGAGTTGCCTATTGCTGGTTCTAGTTCTGGCAGTGTTGCTTTTACATTTGATAATACGGCAAAAGATTATAGCATATTTAGTTCTTCTTCTACTTATGGTCCTTATATGAAGAAGAATGTAAAACTTGAAACAACTCTCGGATGGCAGATTATTAAGAATGAAGATTTGTATGTGGATGCAACTTTGTCTGCTAATATTTCTAGTTCTGACACTACGATAACTTTAACAAATACTGATGATCTCCCAGATGGTGGTGCTGGTAATTATTTTGTAATGATTATTGATCCTGATAGTAAAAACCGGGAGTTTATTTTGGTTGAGTCTGTTGACGATACTTATACTATTACTGCCAATCAGCGGGGGTACAATAACTCTATTGCTAGAAGCCATTTGAGCGGAACGACTGTTCGGTTTGAAACATTTGAGTATGTTCCTTACACTGAAAGTTATGTCGATGAGTGGTCTAGTAGTAGTCAATCTATGACTGTATCTGCTAATACTAGCGACTGGACTAAGTTTGCTTCTGAGAATATTATCACTAATGGATTCCTTCTTGAGAAGGCTACTGTTTCTGATGCTGTTAAGAACTTACTTCTTAAAACCAACTTCCCGCAGAAAAGAATTAAAAACTTAAATCGTTATGAGCGTTCTGCTTTGGAGCGTAATGCGATTCTTCATATGAACTTTTCTGAGCGTGTTACTGATCGTGGTTCTGGTTTATTGCCGGTTAAGAATGGTCTTAGAGCAAGATTCTTTTCAATGCCTACAGAAAGTTTTAATAAGGTTAAAGATATTAAGGCTGATGCTTTAGATAGAGAGTTGACTGATCTTGAAAAGGCTTTAGGTGAAAGCACTTATGTTTATTCTGACTATATGGTTAACACTCAAGATATTAATTACGATTCTGCTTATGCTTTAGATCTTGTTGATTATAGTTTTGTTGATATTAGTGGTGTTACTGTTGTAGATTACTTTAATGGTGTGTTTGACGGCTATTACACTCCTGATAATTCCGGTTCGCAATATTTAGGTATTAGTATTGCTCATGGTGGTGTGCGAGTCTATCTTGATGATAGTTTAATTATTAATTCGTGGCAGATTCATCCTGTCAGTGCTGGTCAGTACTCTGATTTGGTTTCAGAAGAGTTGGATTTGATTGCTGGTAAGCCTTATAAAATTAGGATAGAGTTTTTCCATGTCGCTAGTACTAATGGTGTGGATAATTTTTCTATTTATTTAAGTTATGCTGTTGGTGCTAATCCTATGGCTGTTGTTCCTCTTGAGAGTTGTTATACAATGGCTGCTATTGATCGTATTGGCAGTAATGATGCTCCATACACTCCTGCTTCTGAGGATAGAAACCATGTACAAAATAATGGTGTTTATGTTGGAGAAGTGAGTGTTGGCAATACCGGCGGGCTGGTTTCTGATGATGAGAATCTTTCAGTTTATTTTGATGGTTCTTCCACATATATGAGAATGCCTTATGATTTGTCTTGGGATGTTAATGATTCTACTAGTGAAAATTATTCTGGTTCTTGGAGTATGGAATTAAATGTTAAGCCTTCAACTGCCGGGTTTTCTGGTGATTATGCTTATATAAGTTCGTTTGATGATGCAAGTTCTGCCACAGCAGGCTTTGAGTTCTTTAACAGTTCTGCTTCTAATGGATT